CCTGCGAGGCTTCCGCCAGTTCGCTCTGGCGAAGACCGGCGACGCGGAGAAGCGCCAGATCCTGGCGGAGTACACGCTCCGTTGCGGCAACTGCCGCGCCTCCGGGGTCGTTGCGGACCTGACCACCAGCTAGAAGTGAGAGGCTGGGGGCTTCGGCCCCCGGCTCCTCGCGGAGGACCAACATGGCCGACATGCAGAGAGCGGACGACTTCGTCCTGCAGTTCAACGGATACGTGTGGACCACAGCCGGTGCGAAGTTCCTGGTAGTTCCGAGAAACTGCCAGATCATCAAGGTCTACACGATCGACACCGTCGCGACGACCATCGTTGACGACACACTCACGTTCACGAATGAGGCCGGAGTAGACCTAGACGACACCCATGTGATCCCGTTCACCGGTTCGGCGATCGGCCGTGTCGTTTCCACACACTTCCGACCGAACACGAAGAACTCATTCGCAGAAGGCGACGCGATCGAGTGGGACAGCTCTGGTGGGTCGACAGTAGGAACCGGCAATCTGACCATCGTCTGCCGGCCTCTCTAGGAGGTTCCTATGCACCCCTATCAGATTGCCGGGACGACAGTCCGTGGCTTCACGACAGACGACACAGTCAACACGTTGGCGGTACCGAACGATGCGAGCGGCAGGACCGCCCAGTACGTTCGGTTCAGCCTTGGAAGCGTCGCCGGTTTATTCAGCGTGGACACAGGAGAAGGCGTACCAACGGCCGCCACCATGGCGTTCATAGGAGGGCACTCTCCGGAGATCGTATTCACCGGAGGGTCGCCAAGCATCTATTTCGCAAGGATTACCGGCGGGACAGACATTCTCATCTCCGCGACTCCGGTAGAGCCCAGGATCTAGCCGTGCCCAAGTATGGGCTGATAGAGAACCTGGAGCGCTGGGGCTATCCCACCGAGAAGTATTCGTACGATCAAGAAGCGGATCGCATGACGGTGGACATCTCCCAGAACTACGCACCGTTCATCGACTACAACAAGCGCCTCCTGCGCGACGCGGACTACGACGGATACACGCCCTCCAGGGACCTACAGCGTGTCGCGACCATTCCTCCAATCATTATCGAGAAGTGGCTGCGCGAGGAGAACATCAACATCTACAAGGATGAGGACTGGCCGAAGGTCGTCCAGAAGCTGGACGATCCAGACTACCGCTGGCTGCGCTGTTCGGACGGCCACATCGGAAAGAAGCCAACCAGGAAGTTCTTCCGTGGGTCCACCACATGAGCAACTCTCCCGGCACTGGCCTGCTCACGTACAGCGACCTGATCAAGGCCGTCGAGGACTGGCTGTCGCGCTCCGATCTCACGGATCGCATCCCTGACTTCATCCGCCTCACCGAGGTAGAGCTTCAGCGCGACCTCAACATGAGGGAGCACGAGAAGGCCTTAGAGACGGCCTTCGTCGCAGGGCAGGATCACATCCAACTACCTGGCGACCACCTGTGGACTCGCCAGGTGCGTATCAACACAGACCCCATCCGCATGATGACGATCGTTGGTCTCGACAAGTTCAACGACGTTCGACAGAACCGGAACGGCCTGTCCCACCCTATCGCAGCCTGCCAGGTGGGAGACCGACTCATGCTGGCCCCGGCCCCTGCCGCAGCGGACCCGATCACGCTCTTCTACATGGCAGAGATCCAGCCTCTGTCGGACGACAACCAGCAGAACCAGATCACGCGCATCGCTCCAGACGCCCTGCTGTACGGTGCTCTCACCCATTCCGCTCCCTACATCGGAGACGACCCACGCATCCAGATCTGGTCCTCGTACTACGAGAAGGCGAAAGAGTCCTTCAAGCGCATGGAGTGGCGCAGCCGTACTGGTGGCGGCCCCCTGCACATCCGGCCTGACACGCAGCCGGACGACAGGCACAACATCGGGGGTGACTGATGATTAGCCGGCACGGATTCGGGCCGTACACTCCGGACCTGCCGCCTATCGTCAACCAGAAGGGCGTGACCATCGCGAAGAACGTGGTCCCCATCTCGGGTGGCTATGGTCCGCTCCCTAGCCTGTCGGACGTGGCAGGAGCCACCGCCCTGGACGCTCGCTGTAGGGGCGCCCTTGGTGGTATCGACTCCGGCGGCAATGCCTATAACTTCGCCGGAGACGCGTCGAAGCTGTACAGGCAGCGCGACGTCGGAGTCGAGGATGTATCCATCTCTACGGGGTACACGTCAACGATCGCCACCCGCTGGGAGTTCGTGATCTTCGGCGACGTTGTTATCGCTACGAACTTCAACGAGCCGATGCAGTATTACACGCTGCACACCTCGACAGCGTTCCAGGATCTTGTCGTGAAGTCCGAGAACCCTGGAATCCCGAAGGCTCGCCACATCGGGGTGATCGACCGCTTCCTGGTCGCCGGGAACATCTTCGACGCCAACGGTGTCGGCACGAACGTCCTGTCCTGGTCTGCGGTAGGGAACCCGTTCGGCTGGCCCGAGCGAGGAACTGATCTGGCCGTATCAGTCCAGTCGGATAACCAGCAGTTGGAGGGCCCTGGAGGTCGGATCAACGCTGTCGTATCTGGTGCCGAGGTGGGAGCAATCTTCCAGGAGCACGCCATCTGGCGCATGGACTACCGCGGTGGAGACGTGGTGTTCGAGCTGAATCGAGTCGAGCCGAACCGAGGACTGCTTGTCCCTGGGCTCGCACTCCCGGTTGGACGATTCGTCTTCTATCTCTCCGAGGACGGATTCTACCTGTTCGACTACACGTCGAGCACTCCGATTGGCAAGGACAGGGTAAACAAGACCTTCCTGGCAGACCTCGACGATAACTACTTCCACCGTGTGTCGGTAAGGCGACACCCGGACCAGACCCGCATCTTCGTGCTTTACCCGGGAGCAGGGAATGTACTAGGGACTCCGAACAGGCTCCTGATCTACGACTGGGCGCTGAACCAGTTCTCGTTCGCAGAGGTGACTGCCGAGCTGCTGACCGAGGTCGTAACCCCCAGCGTCACCCTCGATAGCGGCTCCGACCCGGACGACGTGGACGCAGTTGGAGAGCCAAGCTTCGACGCGAGGGTGGCCTCTGACGGCACCCATACGCTCGGGGCCTACAGCTCCTCCAACGTCCTGCAGTCCTTCACTGGGACCTCTCTGGTCGGGACGATCGAGACCGGGGACCTCGAACTTGCTCCTGGAGGCCGAAGCTTTGTCTCTGGAGTGAGGCCGCTCGTGGACGCGGTGGATGCCACTGTCCAGATCGCCGCCATGCCTCGCCGTAACTCTCCTGTGAGCTTCGGGAGAGTGTCTCCGCAGGATGACGACGGTTCGTGCCCCACCAGGGTCGATGGACGCTACCACCGGCTGAGGGTGAACCTACCCTCTGGGTGGGACAACGCGGTTGGGGTGGACGTCGAATTCAGGCCCTCGGGTACGCGATGAGCTTCAAGACAGAACACCGCAGCGTCTACGTCCCGGAGTTCTGGACGGGATCTCCCTCAGAACACATCCGCAAGGTGGCCAATTCTGTCAACCAGATCCTACGCGGCATGACGAACAACCACTTTACCATTACCCTGGAACCTGACGAAACTGCAACGGATATTCCCTACGAGGCCTGCAGGCCAGGGGTGTCTCCGCTGCTGACCCCACAGTCCGCTTCTGCCGCCACGTCCATGGCCTCGGGACTCATCTATGTCGAACCACAGACCGGGAACTGCAGGATCAACCATGACGCAAGCCCAGCAACAGACAGGAAGTTCTCCCTCGTCCTCATCGGCTGAGCTGAGGCTCGTCAACGCGAAGCTTCTCTCAGTCTGGGCGGACGCCCACGCTCGCGAGCACATCGAGCCGGCCTGCGACATGGCAGCCGGAGAGATCTCGGTGGACAACGCCATGGGGATGGTGAGCGACGAGCACGCCCAGCTCTGGGCTCTCATCCTGGGAGGCGAGTGGATCGCCACAATCATCACGGAGATCGCTGAGTACACCAGCGGGAAGCGGGTCTGCAGGATCATGCTGGCAGGCGCCGACAGCGTCCTCCCCTACCGATCAGGGGCTCTACCTCACATACCGACCGTCCTCAGGACCCTCGAAGACTTCGCGAGAGCGCATGACTGCACAGCCGTTCGCATGGACGGGAGGAAGACTCTGGGTAAGCTTTGCCCAGAGTACAAGGAAATCTACCGGTCCTTCGAGAAGGATCTGAGGCAGTAACATGGGTAGTGGATCTTCGGGCGGCAGCACCGCGACAACGAATGTCCCCTGGGGGCCCCAGGGTTCTCAGTACCAGAAGCTCTACGACTTCGCGTCCCCTCTCTTGGGCCAGCAGCTCCAGTATTACCCTGGCAGCACGGTTGCTGACAGGAGCCCCTGGCAGCAGCAGGCGAACCAGCAGGGCGCGCAGCAGGCTCTCGGTGGGTCCCCCTTCGTCCAAGCTGGGCAGCAGAACGCCCTACAGACCCAGCAGGGCCAGTTCCTCACGCCGGACTCCAATCCCTACCTGCGCAACACCTTCGATACCGCCTCGGAAGATGTCACCAGGGCCTACATGCGGACGGTCATGCCGAACATCGAGAGCCGCTTTGGAGGTGCCGGTCGTGGAGACCTGGTGAACAACCCCACCCAGTCCCCGCGCCCGACCTCTCAAACGGCCGCCAGGAACGACGCCCAGGCTGGCCTCAGCGACTCCCTCTCTCAGATGGCAGCGAACCTGTACGGGGGAAACTACCAGCAGGAGAGGGGACGCCAGTTGCAGGGCCAGGCACTCATCCCCGGGCTCCGGACCGAGGACTACCGGGACGTGGACCAGCTCCGACAGTCCGGCCGGGACGAGTTCGCGTACTCTCAGATCCAGCTCGACGACCTGATCAGCCGCTTCAACTTCGCCCAGCAGGAGCCCTACCAGCGTGGCCAGGGATTCCAGTCCCTCATCTCGCAGCCAGGCGGCGGCTACGGGTCGAGCTTCGGGAGCGGCGGACAGTCCAGCTCGCCTGGCGCCCTCCAGTACGCAGGACTCGGAACCAGCGCCCTGGGCCTGATCGGATCGCTGCTCGGGTCGGTCGTGCCTGGCGTTGGGACTGCCGCCGGAGGCCTCGGAGGCTCCGCGCTAGGAGCGACACTCGGCTACGGCGCCAGCATATTCTGATAGGAGATCGCCATGTTCAATCCCTGGGGAGTAGCCCAGCAGCAGCAGACCCTGCCCGCGTTGCGTCCTCCCGGGTTCGGCGACCTCGCTGGGCAATATGCCCCAAACCAGGCTGGACCCATGCAGCAGCAGCGCCAGCCACAGATTAGTCCTGGCTTCATGAGCTACCTGCAGAACCCCCACGTCAAGGGGATCTTCGACGCCATGATGGACGTCGGCACGGGCATGACCCAGGTCCAGCCCGGCAGCGGAGATCTGTCTCCGATCAGCCTCGGGATGCAGCGTGGCTCAAGGCGCATCGGAGAGCAGGAAGAACTGCAGCGCGGCGACGACTTCCGCAGCTATCTCCACTCCAGGATGGGGGAGATCGACACCAGCACCGAGCAGGGCATGGACGCGATGACCCGCCTCCAGGCTCTCTACGCCTACTCAGAGAAGGCTCCGGGCCTGATCCCGTCCCTGCTGAACGGGATGAACCAGGGCAACTGGATGGAGAAGATGAACTACTCGGAGGCTTTGCGCAGGAGCAGGCCTCGGGCTGGGGATCAGCGACGGTTCTCGGACGTTCAGACAGCGAACAACGCCTTCCTCGCGATGGAGCCCGATGTTCAGCAGAGCATCCTGGAGAGTCCCCAGAACTACTCCATCTACATGGAGAAGAACGGCCACCTCCTGTTCGATCCGACCTGGGGAATCCTTCGGGACCATCGGCAGCGGCTCACCGAGGAGCCCAAAGAGTCCGGTGGTGGAGCCTGGAGCGCGATCAGCGGAGCAGCGAGCGGTCTGGTCGATTACTTCGTAGGCGGTGACGAGCCGGAAGCGCCCGCCGCAGCCCCGACCTCCGAAGACGCTGGCAATCCGTACGCGATCAAGAAGAGCAAGGGCGGGAGGTACGAGCTGAAGTAATGGGCTCCTACAAGCTCGGGAAATACTCGTTCGAGATCGACGGCGACGCGCCCACGGAAGCAGAAATTGGCGAGATGCGCGGAGCGTTCGAGCGAGCGGGACAGGCATTCCCCGAGCAGACGGGTCCTTCGGCTGGCGGGCTCTCCGCAATCGAGGCTCGCGTCCGAGAGAAGTTCGGGCTCACTTCGCCTCAACAGCAGGCGGCTCCGCCCCAGAGGCCCGAGCCGCAAGGGTTCGCTGGGCGCAGGCAGAGCACCCAGGAGGCACCGACCGCACCGTTCATGGAGTCGTTCATGGGAGGAGTGAAGCGGCTCCCTGGCGTACTGGGCGCCGACGCGAAGCGATCCTTGATGGGGATGCACGAATACATGATGAACCCAGAGCTGAAGTACGGGGAGGGTTACCGGTCGTTCGCGAGTGGTTTCAAGCCCACCATGGACTCCATGTTCGGGACTCCCGATGAGAGAGCCGGGGCAACGAATGAATCCCGCATAAATCAATGGAAAGGCCTGATCGACGGGCTGATCGGCGCGCAGTGAGATGGCAGAGTACGAAGACCTCTTTTCAGACCCGGACTTCCGGTCTCTTCCGGCAGATCGCCAGCGGTCCGTCCTCTCGGAGATGGACGCCGACTTCGCCGGTCTCGATCAGGCTGCTCAGGATTCGATGCTCTCGGAGAAGATCTCCTCGACTGAGCGTGGTACTGACTACCTCGGAGAGCTGAAGCGCGGCGCCATCCAGAGCGGCGCCAACATGAAACACCTCGCTGCGAACCTGACCGAACTCGTCGGGATGGGCGACACGGCGCAGCGCCTGCGAGAAGAGCAAGCGGCCCTCGAAGAAGAGGCCGAGCCTCCGCAGGATCGCTACACGTCCGAGTATCTCGCCTATGTGATGGGCGGCCTTCCTGCGAATCTCGCCGCTGCCGCGCTGTTCGTCGAAGCCGCCTCTATGGGACTGCCCGCCTGGGCTGCCGCTCCTGTCGGGTTCGGTGCCCTTGGGGCACTCGGTGCTGCCGATCAGGGTCCCGAGGCAGCCGCCAAGGCAGGCGCTATGGAGGGAGCGTTCGGCGCTCTGTTCCCGCTTTCGCAGCACATGAACCGGGCGATCCGCGGGCCTCTCATCGGCGCCGCTGCCTACGGGATGGGAGAGGGTGGCGACCAACCGACAGATCAGCGCCTGACAGACGCTGCTGTGATGGGCGTGCTCGGTGGTCTGCCCGGCAGGCGCCCCATCATGGACCCGCTGCGCAGGCTCGGATTCCGAGACAGGGCGATGGAGAAGGCGATCGAGTCCGGCTCAACCTCGTCGGAGCACATCGTAGAGTCCGTCGAGCAGTCCGGCGTTGAGCTGGCGGCCAAAGAGCTGTCCAGGGCTGAGTTCAGGGCTGAGCAGAACGGTCCTGGTGTTCCCGAGGACAACGTCTACATCTACGACTTTCAGGCAAGAGAGCCTCAACTCTCGCGTAGGGGCTCGGATGAGGTCGTCACGAGGGGTGCGGCATCGGAAGAGACCCCTGCGCGAGAGCCTGTCGAAGGGGAGGTTCTTCCCCATGCGCTCGACATGCCCGGAGAGATCGCCAGGCGTGGTGGAGACAGCGGGGAGCGCGTCGAGGCTCGTCTCGTCATCGGGAAGGAAGACGTCCGCAGGGATGTCGTCGAGGAGTACGAGAGGATCAACGGACCCGGTAGCTTCCCTGACGTAGAGGCGGATCTCCTGAAGAACGCGATACCCGGCGTGAACAACCCCGGCATCCAGGACGTCGGAGTCAGCACGGATCTCGGTAAGAGACTCTATAGGCACGGGGCGATCATCGAGAAGCTCGCGAAGGCGCTGGGCATTCCGGTGAAGGGTGGAAAGCTCCCCGAGGTCAAGCACAACCAGAAGGACAGCTTCCTCGGGTACGTACGAACCAACCACCCGTGGAAGGGAGACCTTCGGATCAGGGACCATCACGACATCGAGACGACTGCACACGAGATGGGGCACGCCCTGGACCATTTCATGGGCATGGGCGAACTGATGCACCGAGATCCGAACGCCGCACGCTTCGAGATGGGCGACAAGCCGTACAGAATGAACGAGATGCCGAGGTGGCTACAGGAGCTTTACTCGCTCACGTACGACCTCGGACATAAGAAGGCCGCATCGGAGGGATTCGCAGAGCTTGCTCGCATGTGGTTCACGAATCGCAAGTACCTCGAAGAGCGCACCCCGAACGCGCTGAAGAAGTTCGAGGACGCGATGCAGGAGAAGCTCACTCCGAAGCAGTACAAGAAGGTGCGCGAAGTACAGCAGGAGATGCACGGCTTCTTCAAGCAGGGAGGCCGGGCAGGTATTCGTGCCGGCATCGGAGCGTACGACTCTCCTGCGTCTGTGCTGTGGTCCAAGGGATCGGACATGCGCGCAGCGGCTCTCGATGACTTCGAGGGCATCCGCAACGCGATGAAGCAAATGGGCATCCCGCTCGATGGCTCTGTCTACGAGACATTCCGACGACTGCGCGGCATCGGCAGCATCGCGGAGGCGATGGTCAAGGACGGAGCCCCGAAGTGGGAGAACGATCCCAACATCGCAGGCAAGCGGTCGATCTCGTTCGACGGGAAGGGAATCTTCCAGGCTCTGAAGCCGGTGCTGCGTAAGGGCAAGAAGGCCCTTCAGGCGTTCTGGGACTACGCGGTAGCCAGGCAGGCGAAGGAGCTGAAGGCCCAGACCATCGACCCGAAGACCGAAGAAATTCGTGGCTCCACGGCCAGGGAGAGGGCTCTCAACATGTCTCGCGAGAAGCTCTTCTCCGAGAACATGATCGAGTCCGGGATGGCCCTGGAGAACCCCGTATTCAAGAAGGCGTTCGACGATCTCGTCAACTTCCAGAAGCGAGTGGCGGACTTCGCGCAGGAGGCAGGCCTGTTCAGCGCCGCCCAGCGCCAGAGCTGGAAGAGGATTGAGTACGCGTTCGGGTTCTTCCGCGACCTGCAGAATGCGAAGAACGGATATGGACGCCGGGCAGACAAGCTGTCCAGCGCGGTCGGAGTCCACCGCCTTCACGGCAGCACGAGGAACCTCAAGGACCCGTACGAGAACCTCGTGAAGGGTCCGGCCCGCATGATCCAGGCAGCCCTTGAGAACAAGGCGAGAGTAGAACTCGTGGATACGATGCGCGGGGCAGACGCGAAGGACCAGCTCCCCGGTCGCTTCATGGTCGAGGTCCCCGCCACTCACAAGCGGGTCATGATCGGCAGGGCGAAGCTGGAAGAGGCGATCGAGCGCGAGATGATGGACACCTACAAGATGTCCAGGGCCGAAGCCAGGGACACCCTCCAGCACCAGGGGTTCGAGATCCCCGAAGCGATAGATCACATCGCCGTGTTCATGGGAAGTTCGAAGCCGTACGGAGACGGCAGCAACATCATGACCGTCCTTCGCAACGGGAAGCCGTTCCACTACGAGGTGGCAGACGAGGGGCTCCGGCGCGCTCTCGCGGCCATGAACCGGCCTACCCAGGTAGGCGCAATGAAATTCTGGTCCAACGCAAGGCGCTGGAAGCAGAACTTCATCACGATTGATCCATCGTTCGTTGCTGCCAACTTCGTGCGAGACGTTGCGATGGCTTCGATCATGTCGAAGACGGGAAACTTCCACCTGTGGAAGGCTCTAGCAGGAATCAAGCACGTATTCACGAACGATCGCCACTACCAGGACTTCATCGCAAACGGTGGCGGAGGCGCGACGATACGCGAGGCACCTGAGACCACGAAGAGAAGGCTGATCAACCAGGCGCAGCGCGGTAGCTTCCGTCAGCTCAACCCAGAGCGCCTTCTGCACGGCCCGGCTGACATGTGGCGCTTCATGGACCGATTCGGCAGGGCCATGGAGAACGCGTCACGCGTTGGAGAGTACCGAGCAGCGGTCAAGAAGGGCGTGAAGAGGGAGTCGTTTCACAAGCGAGTCCCCGTATCGAAGGGCGAGGCCGCCTATCTGGGTAGGGAGGTTTCGACCGACTTCTCGATGCGAGGAGACTCGACTGGTCTACTGAACTTCGCAGTCCACACCATCCCGTTCTTCAACGCGATGATCGCGGGTGGAGACCGAGGGTACAGGGCTGCCTTCCGGGACCCGTACGGCAGGGCCAGGGTTGGCACGAAGATGGCTGCTGTAGCCCTGACGTCCACGATCCTGTACGGGGCCAACAAGGAGCTGGCGAAGGCATACGGACCCGAAGCGGGGGTTGACTTCGACGATCTGCCCGAGTGGGTGAAGACCGCGTACTGGCACTGGTACATCCCGATCGAGTTCGACAACGACACGGGGTACCCGACGAAGTTCCAGCCACTGTCGATGCCAAAGCTCTGGGAGGTCGGAGCGATCGGTACTCTCGCGGAGAGGGTCTACGAAGAAATGACGGGGTCTGGCGATGCTGACATCGCGAATCTTGCGACGGACATGCTCAGCATCACTGCGACCAACTTCAACATCAACGTGGACAGGGGCTTCCCTCTCCCGCTGCCGGTTGGAGCGGACCTTCTACTGGAGCAGTTCTCCAACAAGATCCTCTTCACTGGCGCACCTATCGAGACGAAGGGCATGGAAGACAAGCCGGCCTGGTTGAGATCGAGGAGCACGCAGCCGGCGTCCATCAAGGCATACGGAAAGGCGGTAAGGAACGTGCCGTTCGGCCCGCTAGAGGGCTTGAAGAGCCCGGCCCGCGCCGAGGCTCTGCTGCGTGGGATGTTCGGTGAGTTCGCCATGATGGGTATGCACATCGCAGACCTTACGATGAACCCGAATGGCCCAGAGATGCACAACAGCCGCCTGCCCGTGATCAAGCGGTTCTACCGAGAGGCCGGGAAGTACGACAAGAACACGACCGAGTTCTACGACCGCCTCGCTGCATTCTCTGAGGCGTACGCTGGGCTAGACGCTTCCAGGAAGGCCAACGACCAGGCGATCGTGAAGGAGATGACCGGAGACGAGCAGACCATGGCGATGCTAGGGCTTCGCAAGCCATTCAAGCGTGCGAACAAGCGCATCCAGCTCATGCGACGAGAGTCAGACGCAATACGCGCAGGCGTGACCATGAAGAACGCAACCCCCAAAGAGAAGCAGGTCGCCCTGGATAGCATCGAGAAGGAGCGCCGCGCCATCATGAAGCAAATGAACGAGATGGCCATGCGCAGGGGCATGTAATGTCTGACCTGCGACGCTGGGCACTCACAGCCGCCGGCAACGACTTCCCCGTCCCCGACGGGTGGCCCGAGGATATGGCTCGCTCGCAGGTTAATAACGCTGCACGCGAGTTGATGCGTGCTGTCCGTAAGTGGTACGACAACCCGGAGTGGATTGACCTGATGGTCGATACCTCTGGCGATCCCCTGACAATATCCTTCGTGTCCACCTCGATCGTCAGGGTCGAAGCCAGGGACATGACCAGCTACTTCACGGCGGGTCGCCGCATTCGTATGTCTACCGGCGGAGGTGCCTACACCTACGGCCACGTCGTCAGCGCCGCCATGACGGGTCCCGATACCGACGTCACCGTGGACACCATGTCTGGAGCTGGGAGTGTCGTGCCTGTGGGTGTGGACCAGCTCGATCTACACATCACATCGACGCTCGGTACCCTGGCGTTCCAGAATGCCCTCGACCTCGGCTTCTACGTGCCAGTCAGCAACGATGACGAGGGTATCCAGGGCGCCATCGACGACGCCAACGCAGCAGGCGGAGGCATCGTCCTTCTGACTGCTGCGGCCTACGCCGTAGACGGGGCCATCACCGTAAAGAGCGATGTCGTCGTATTCGGCTCCGGTCCATCCTCCACTGTCATCACTGTCGATGCCGGACTCGCCACCACGGTGATCTCCATGAGCAGCCGATCTGCGATCGTAGGAGTCACAATCAACGCGGCTGCCCAGACGGCCACCCAGGACACGATCCGTGTCTCAACCTCCAGCACGGAGGTCATCATCCAGAACGTCCGGCTGGAGTCTCCCGCGAATCACGGCATCCGGGTTGGCATCAGCGGTAACAAGCTGATCAACATCAGCGACGTGTGGATCGAGGACCCGGACAAGAGCGGGATCATCGTAGAGGACGACCTCGACGACAACGATGAGATCACGCTGAGCAACATCACGGTGCGCGACCCTGGGAACGATGGAACCACAGTAGACGTCTATGGAATCCAGCTCGCAGGACGGTGCTCAGCGACCAACGTCAACGTGACGTGCGACAGGGCCTCTCCACAGAAGCAGCGCGGTGTCTACCTGACAACTAAGGATTCAGCAGGCCTGAAGGGCTCAAAGGAATGCACCGTAAGCAACCTGTTGGTTTCAGGATCAGGAGACCAGGCGATCGGAATCGAAATAGGTGGAAGAGGCAACGCAGTCTCTAACGTCACGATGGACCTGTCTGGTTCCTCAAGTCGCGGAATCGTTATCGACAGCACTGGAGGTGGCGGGCAGGTTGCCGACTACAACACGATATCTAACTTCCACGTCAAGGATTCTGACATAGGGATACAGCTCGCATCGGACGCTGACGACAACGTCATACGTGGCGGAACGATCCTGTCAGCCGGTACAAAGTCTGTTCAGATCGGAGGAGAGAGGAACAGGCTCACAGATATCTATGCGTTCCAGGGAGGCAGCCCGAGCTTCGAGTTCCTGGGAGGTTCTGCCGACAACGAGTGCGTAGGCTGTGTTGCCTATCGAAATATCACCGGCATTGGCTTCGAGATCCTCGCAAGTTCAGAGCAGAACACGCTCAGGGGGTGCATAGCCCGCTCCTGCGCAGACGGAATGCTTCTGACAGGAGACAATAACCGAGTCATCGCTTGCGAGTTCAGGGACTGCACCGACGCAGTTGATAGTGGAGCCGACAGTATCAACAACAGGATAATGAACTGCCTGTTTGACAACGTCACAAACCAGACTGCTGACTACAGCGAGGGCAGGAATATCTGGGTTGGGAACCAACTAGCAGACGGGCTGAACTATCCACTAAACAGCAACGCGATCAACGCGAGTCTTGAAGACAACGTAGTCAGCAACGCTGTGTTCGCATCAGAGAATGTGGCCAACGTGAGCATATACGGAGGACTGGAGATCCCTGGTCCTGCGCCAGACGGTGGCATGTGGTGGAAATTCCAGATCGCCGGGATCTACCAGATTCCATCAGTTACGAGGACGATCACGCTGAAGTTCTACACAAGCTCTGCTGTAGACCTACTCGGGACTCTAGTTCAGACGATTTCACTCACCATCGTCGGCACATCCAAGGCGTTCGAGTTCTCGTCTGACGGTGCAGACTTTAACGTTGACTTCACTCATGCAAATGCTGTCGCGACGCCAGATGCCATCTACTGGCAGCCTGCGTCTGGCCATCGCTACTTCCTCATAAGCTGCCGCCTCTCTTCTGACGCTGCCACGGATTGGCTCAAGAACACGACTGGCCTTCCGATGTACGGTGTTTCAGATGCCTATGTTAGGGCCCAGTTCGTAGGCGGTGAAGACATGGAAGGCGTTACGTCGTAATGGCAGAACTTAAAGACCTTTCCAGAACGGACGACGACAACGATGGATCCAGCCTTCTCGGCTGGCCGGAGGACATGCCCAGGTCTGACGTGAACGACCGCGCTCGCCAGCTATCTGGTGCGCTGCGTCGCTGGTATCACGACGGAGAGTGGGTGCTCCTCCTGGAGGAGCAGGGCAGTACTGCGTTCTCGATCAGCAAGCTGAGCGATACTGCGGTGCGTATCGCCAACGCGGACGCATCAGGGTTCTTCTCGGTTGGGATAGGAGTCCGTCTCTCCAACGCAGGCGCAGGAGCAGTCTACGGATACGTCTCGGCGATCGTCTCTGGAGATCCTACGGACCTCACAATCGACTTTCCGCCCTCTGGCACGCTCAACGAGGCGCCTGGATCGACGTGGTCTGGATTCGGAACGTCAGGCAGCCCAACACCCGCAACGACGCTCGCGAACTTCCCCGTGGTCGCTGGCTCTGTCCTCGTGGAGGACACGACGCTGCACAGCCGAGGCCTGTCCCTATCGGACGACGGAGCAGGGAACCTCGTGCACGCCATCGACGGGACCGTAGGAACCATTAACTACGCTACTGGCGCAATCGCAGTGAATGGGCTGTCCGAAGTCTTCGACTCAAACGTCGCGATCGACTACCAGTCGAATGCGATTGTCCCGGCCTCTTGCAACCGCGTCGAGCACTACTTCCTACGCTCCGCCAGGGAATCCGCATTCCGCGACCTCGGCACTGGCATCGACGAGATCCCCACCAACTTCGACCTTGGGACGGCCGCGTATAAGAACGAGGGCCCTTCAGGTGGGCTCGATGCGGACACGCTGGACGGCAAGCACGCATCGGACATCGTGGACGAGGTGACGCTTGCCAGCCGGAACTTCATCATCAACGGATCATTCAGGGTTGCGCAGCGCGGAACGACTATCACTGCGGCAACGTCTTTCTTGAACTCTGATGATAGCTACGTGATGGATCGCTGGCTATTGCTCTCCGACGGCAATGACCGAGTGGATGTTTCGAGAGACACCAGCGTTCCCACGGGTCCGAATACTGCCCACAACTCGATGAAGCTGACAGTCGCAACCGTCACTGGCTCTCCCAGCTCTGAGCAGTTCGGTATCTGCCAGATCATCGAAGCCAAGGACAGCGCCTCCCTGATCGGCCAGAACGTGAGTATGGGATTCTGGGCTAAGGCTACCGGCACCCTTAACTTCGCACGCGCAGCGGTCCTGTCGTGGACCTCTACCGAGGACGTCGTCACCTCTGACCTCGTGAGTAGCTGGTCGGTGGGCGTCCTCACGGGCAGGACCGTGGCTGACTGGACCGTCGAGGGAGAGACCGACAGGCTCACGCTCAACGCTGGGTGGACTTTCTATCCACTGGAGGACATATCGATAGACGCTTCTGGCGCAAAGAACGTAGCCGTCTTCATATGGATAGACGAGAACGACTTCGCAACAACCGACACGCTGTTCGTTTCCGCAGTTCAGCTAGAGATTGGCGCCAACGCCAGTACGTTCCGTGATCGAGAGATCGGATACGAGCAGAAGCTGTGCGAGCGTTACTTCCAGAAGACGTTCGACACGGACGTTGAGCCTGTGCAGAACATTGGAGCCACGATTGGGTGCATGTACGCAACCCTACAGGTCATCGGAGCCAACGGAGGCAGCCAGTGGAGGCTCCCTACTCCGATGTTCAAGGCGCCTACAGTGGTCACGTACAACCCTGCGGCTGCTGACGCTAACTGGGACTCAGGAGACGTCCCGACTGTTGCGCAGACCACGCGAGTCATCGAAATCACGGGTGCTACCGGATTGTCAGACGGGGACGCCATCCACGTCACAGCCGAGGCAGAGCTATGACCCAGCGCGTGAACGACCTCATGGGCACCGTCGCTGACTTCATGTACGTCTGCGACGAGGGTGAGTACAAGTCCAATCGCAGGCTCATCGCGGACGCCTACTCCACGGACTCCGCCTGGTTCCTGGGGTGGTTCATCGACACGTTCGTGACCGACACGGAGCATAAGCAGAGGTTCCTGGGCACCCTGCGGGCGGTGGATGGGTTCGTTAAGGACTTCACGGCTATCCACTACGAGAAGACCGGAGAGCCTCTGCGCATCCCTCCCGAGCTGGTGGACGAGCTGAAGCGCAGGATAGTTCGAGGCTACTGGCCCAACGTCGATGAGATCGTGCGCGAGGCGAAACACGGACAACCGTTGCGGGCGAAGATGGCGCTGCTCCGCACGATGAAGGAAGAGTCATGGCGAACGAGATCGTAGTACTGTCGATCGACACGAACGAGGACGACTACAGCCGCATCCGCGCGCTGTTCCTGTTCCCTCTGTCTCCGCCGATCGCCACGGACGGCGGAACGACGATCGTGCCGACCCCGTCATCGACGCTGCCGGTGGACGTCACAGCGTTGAACCTGCTCTCCGCTGGCGAGCTGTCGGCACTGGACAATGGGGCGGGTGTGTTCGATGTCATCACGATCTACCTGACGCCAACAGAGCGCGCGAACCTCGGCCTGGCGGTCGCGAAGGTGAAGGGCGCCTATGGCCGGTCAACATTCGTCGAATCTCTACGATCGCGCTTCGCATTCACTGGGCGCAGGGTGAACGCATAATGGCCTGGGACACAGTAGACACAACGGCTCTTGACGAGAACGCATCGACCGCGTGGTACGACCTCGACCCGAAGGAGACGGCCCACATCCAGGCGATCAGGACCGACGCTGGAGTGACTGACGCTATGACAATCGCGGCCTACGGAAGC